ATCTGCTTTGCGTTCTGGCTAGGCAATCGCTCTGGCTACGCTAACGGATATGTCGCAGGACGTAAGGCAGTACGCAAGTACTACGAGAAGCAGCTACAGCAGGTGGGTCAATGAATGCTAGAGACTTTCTCAACGAAGCGCGAGCTACAATCCAAGACCGAGGACTTGATTACGGTCACCCATCGGACAATATGCAGCGCACAGCCTCACTCTGGAGCGCATACCTCGAAATGCCAGTTACAGATTATCAAGTGGCGATGTGTCTGGCATTGGTCAAAGTCGCAAGAAGCATGGAATCTCCAAAGCCAGACAATTTCATCGATGGCTGTTCGTACTTCGCAATATCCGGTCAGCTCCATATAGAGGAGAATGAATTATATGTTTAACCTAGACGATTATGAGACAGTAGAAGAACGCCTTGCTAAGTTCTGGAAAGACCACCCAGAAGGTCGCATTGAAACAAAGCTGATTGTCAATACTCCTACTCAGTACATTGTCTGGAGTGCTATTTACAGAGACTCAGCTGACGTTCAGCCATGGGCTACAGGACTAGCAGAAGAAACTGTGCAGGGTCGTGGCGTGAACAGCACCTCAGCACTAGAAAACTGTGAGACCAGTAGCCTCGGCAGATCATTAGCCAATGCAGGTTATGCAACCAAGGGCAAGCGCGCTTCGCGTGAAGAAATGACCAAGGTTGCTAAGGCAACTGAGGTAAAGGCTAACATCGAGCAGGTAAAGGCTAAGATGGCAGACACTTCAAAGGAATATGTACCAGTAGCAAAGGCAGATGATCCGTGGACACAATGGGAGGCAGCACCAGTTCAGACTATGGAGCAAGCAGTCGAGACGGTCAAGGCTGTCCTTGGTGGCACAGCTCCAGAAGAGACTTGTTCTCATGGTGCGCGTGTATGGAAAACTGGAACGAGCAAAGCAGGTAAGCCTTGGGGAATGTGGAAGTGCAATCCACCTCACGGAACTTCTAACTATTGCGACCCTATCTGGTACTCAATCGCAGCTGATGGATCATGGAAGCCGAGGTCTGAATAATGGGACACGTTACATTCTTAAATCAAGATGGTGAATGGGAACAATTCCCTAATGAAGAACAAGAAGCCAATTTAAGAGAGAATGCAAAGCTGCTCGAAGAACTGGGTTATCAGTTGATCTGTCAGTTATGCAATAAGTTTCCTAATCGTAATCAGATCCGTGATCGCTACTTGAAGCATGAATGGACATGTCCTGATTGCGGAACTATTAACTCTGCTGGACGTGCATGACACGTCACAGAAAAGACCGAGGACTGCGTACCGAGCGAGTGGTTGCAGCCTATCTATCGCAATGGTGGAGAAGCGCAGGAGTAGGTCGAGGGGCTGGAAAAGATATAACCAACGTCCCGTTCGACGTTGAGGTTAAGGCTAGGTCGGCGTTCCAGCCGTTGGAGTGGTTGCGCCAAGCGACCAAGAGAGCAGGGGGCAAAGAGCTTCCCTTCGTGGTGTGTCGTATGAATGGTCAAGGCGAAGATGCTTCAGAGTATCTAGCGTTCATGCGGTTTGGAGACTTGGTGCAACTACTTCTACCCCTTTATGGGGATATTCAGACTGATACTGATAAACTAGAACCCGAGAGATGCCAGCAATGTGGATCGTGGAAGTTTGTAAACTGCCCATGCCGCACCTGTGCCCTATGTAAAGGATAAGAATGGCACACAGTAGAAATCATGACCTTGTCCTTCGGGATGAGCATTACACGCCAAGCTGGGTCTTTAATGCTCTTGGTATCGACTTTGACCTAGACGTGGCTTCGCCAATAGATCGTTCGGCAAGCAACGTACCAGCCAAGAAAGCCTTTACCGAGTTAGATAATGGCTTGGAGCAGGAATGGGTTGGTCGAGTGTGGATGAACCCACCCTACTCACAGATGACCCCTTGGGCTAATAAGTTCACTGCGCATGCTAACGGAATAGCCTTGCTTCCAGTAAGCCGTTCTAAATGGTTCAGTGCAATGTGGGACAAAGCAGATGCGGTAACGATTACGCCTCATAACCTCAAGTTTGACAGGGTAAACGAAAAGCCCAAAACAATAGCCTTTCAAACCATGTTCTTTGCTTTTGGCGAGGTATCGGTTGAAGCTATTAAGAATCTAGAATTTAGGGTTCGCTAGTGCCTATTTACGAGTTCGAGTGCGATAACGAGTTATGCGAGGCTAATGCCCGCTATGACAAGGAGCTTAAGATCAATGAACCACATGATGTCGATTGCCCGTTCTGCGGGTCAAGTATGCGCAAGATATATAGCTCAGTTGCTGCTCACTTCAAAGGTTCAGGGTTCTATTCAACAGATAAATAGTTACACACAACCTGTGGATAACTTGGTACAAAACACCAAACTACGCTTACGACACGCCCAAGTTATACACATGCTTGACATGGCTGGTACTCTAACGGCTAGAGCCTTCAAGGGCTCAAAGCGAGCCGCTTCGCGGATAGCTCGCTTGGTAGCCTACGTTATTGGGATAGCTCTATGCTTACCAATGAGTCATGCAAGTAGTGGCTCAATAGATGCCATTGAACCTAAACAATACATACGAATTGCATTACCTAAGAAAGAAGCTCTTTGCTTAATTAAGTTATATGGAAAAGAATCAGCCTTTAACCCTTATGCAATAGGTAACTTAAATGGTACTAACCAGACTTATGGCATACCTCAGATTAAGAACCCAATCATCTATGACAAGACCCCTAAACAACAGATAGACTATGGGCTTAAGTACATAGATCATAGATATGATGGCAATGCGTGTAACGCATGGTCACACTGGTTAAGAAAGGGTTGGCATTGAGTAGCAAGCGCAACGACCCTAGATTATCTAGGAAATATAAAGAGGTAAGGCTCAAAGCCTTGGCTCGAGATGGTTATGTCTGCTTCTACTGTCATGCTGAGAACAAGGACATGACTATAGATCACATCATTCCAATCAGCGTTGCACCTGAGTTGGCTGTAGATATTGAGAACATGGTTACGGCTTGCAAGCCATGCAACTCAAGCAAGGGCTCACGCTCACAGGGCGTTTTTTTAGAGCGCATGCGTACCCCCCCTGATTTTTCTGGTTTCCTCTCCCCGACACAGTCGAAAATAGCCCAAGATAGTCCGTTCCAGTCCAGACCAGTCCAGAACTGACCCGATGGCAGCCAAACGATCCAAAGCCTTACGAGGGGCAGTCAAACCAAGACTCCAGTCAATACCTCTGAAGGGCGAAACTAAGCTCCAAGATGTAAAAGACCTCTGCGAGATTATCGGAATGCCTCTGCTGCCTTGGCAGGAGTACGTTCTCAAGGACATGCTCACAGTTGATAAGACTGGCAACTGGGTGCGTAAGACAAACCTGCTACTTATCGCTAGACAGAACGGAAAGACCCACTTAGCCCGCATGCTGATTCTGGCTCACCTGCTTAAGTGGGATAGCAAGAACATTTTGATTATGTCCTCGAACCGCTCTATGGCTCTGGACACCTTTCGCCAAGTCGCTCAAGTATTGGAGAACAATGACCATCTCAAGGGATTCGTTAAACAGATTCGCTACGCCAACGGAACTGAATCTATTGAAATGCTGGACGGCAGAAGGCTGGATGTTGTTGCAGCTACTAGAGACGGCTCTCGCGGAAGAACTGCGGATTTCCTATTCATCGACGAACTCCGAGAGATTAACGAAGAGGGATACCGAGCAGCAATTCCTACAACTCGAGCGCGTCCAAATTCTCAGACGCTTCTTACCTCTAATGCAGGAGACGCTTTCAGCCTAGTCCTTAACGGCATGCGTGAGCGAGCCCTAGAGAATCCACCAAGGTCTTTCGGGTTCTACGAATACTCAGCGCCTCAACATTGCAAAATTACAGATCGTGCAGGTTGGGCAATGGCTAACCCAGCTTTATCGTGGACTATTACAGAAGAGACGCTTGAGGAAGCGGTAGCGACTAGCCCGATTGAAAATACCCGCACGGAATTATTGTGTCAGTGGATTTCCAGTTTAATCAGCCCTTTCCCGCCGAATTCCATTGAGGACTGCTCTGACGCAACTCTGACAATGTCAGCAGGGGCTTACACGGTCTTTGCCTTTGACAAGTCACCTAGTTCTCGCGACGCGGCACTTGTGGCAGGGCAGTTACTTCCTGACGGCAGAATAGGAATCGGGGTTCTCCAGACTTGGGAGTCCTTAGTATCTGTGGACGAGCTTATGATTGCGAAAGACATCAAAGCGTGGGCTGATATCTATAGACCTCGACAGATATTGCATGACAAGTACGCAACCCAGTCAATAGCCGATAGATTGACGAACGCTGGTCAAATGCTGGTGGACGTATCAGGTGCGCAGTTCTATCAGGCATGCAGCGACTTACTAGATGCAACCGTGAACCAACGATGGGTTCATAATGGTCAGGATTTACTCATAACTCAGTTCGCTAACGTAGCTGCTAAAACTAATGACTCAAGTTGGAGAATCGTAAAAAGGCAAAGCGCAGGATCTGTGGCAATTCCAATTTCAGTTGCAATGGCTATCTCACAACTTATGAAACCACAACAGGTAGCGGCAATCTACAGCGAATGACCTACATGTAGTGTATAATTGCCCTCTATGGGTCTCTTTTCGCGTAAGCCACAAATCTTAGAAGCGCAGT